ATGCAGGCGGCGGAGGGCGCAGGAGACGGCGCCCTCCGCCGCTGCCCCACCGCGCAGACGCTGAAACGGGACCCCGCGGGGGAAATGGCGGAGTGGAATCGAATGCTGCGGTGCAGGAGTGCCCAGAATTTCCGTCAGGCGGTAAACGCGCTGGGGCTGACGGAGACGGAGGCGGAGGCGGAAACAGCCGCGGCAGAGAGAACTCAGGCGGCGGGGACAGGTCAGGAGCCGGCGGGAGCGCGGATGGGCAGGGACGAAAATTCCGCCGCAGTGATACGGACGGAAGCCGGCAGCGGTACGGATACGGTTCGCAGAATGGGAAGAATCGCCGGGAACGGCGGGGCGATGAGAAACTTCGGAGATTCCGCGGAAACCGTGTTTGTGGTGGACGGTGGTATGTCTGCCGGAGAGCTGTCCCGGACGTTCCAGAGGGACGCAAGACGGTATGACGGCGAATATCCGCTGTATTGAGATAAGAGAGGTGAGACGGTGTGGAACTGACGTCGATGCGGTATAAGAATTACGTGTGGCCGCACAATCCGGAGACGTATTCCGTCACATGGCAGAGAAAGATCGCGGTGCACAAAGTGCCGTTCGGACGGTACTGCATGCAGGAGATGGGGCTGAGCTACCGGGTGATGCGGGGCGAGGGAACGTTTGTGGGAACAGGTGCCTATCAGGAGTTTCGAAGGCTGGCGGCAGTATTCGATCAGGACGGAGCGGGGCTGCTGGTGCATCCGGTGTGGCCGGCGGCAGGCGCCTACTTCGTGTCGTTGCAGCTGACGGAGGAGCCTATGCCGAATTTTGTGCGGTACACGTTCGAGTTTTGGGAGGATTGCGGGCAGGACGCAGATCTGACGGCGGCGAGTACGACGAACAGTGGCGGCACGGCAGCAAATTCAGGTGAAAGTACGGCCTCAACAGTGTGGTATACCGTGAAAAAGGGAGACACGCTGTGGGGAATAGCAAAGAGTTACGGTGTGACCCTTCAGAGCTTGCTTGCGGCAAATCCGCAGATTAAGAACCCAAACCTCATCTATGCGGGAAATCAGGTGCGGGTGAAATGACGGGACACATCACAACATGCGATCACAGCAGCGTTAACCTTCCGGCGCTGCTTACGTGGGACGTTACATACACCGCAGCGGTTCCCTGCGACAGCTTCACAGTGACATGCCTTTATACGGCGGCGATGGAGCCGGTGCTGAAGCGGGCGGTGGGATTTACCTTGCTGGACGGAGAAAATGTGCTGCTGCGGGGAACTGTGGATGAGTATGAGATCCGGCAGACGGAAGAGGGGCTCAGCGCGCTGGTGGCCGGGCGGGGCTATGCCGCGCGGCTGCTGGATAACGAATCCAGGGCCGTCACCTATCAGGGGGCGACACTGGAAGAGATCGTCAAAAACCATGTGACGCCCTATGGGATTACCTGTGACAAAACGGCGAACGTCAGCAGTGGTGCGGAGATGTACACCGTGGCGGCGGGGAGCAGTCAGTGGAAGGCGCTGGAGGGGTTCTGCCGGACTTACGGCGGGTTTATGCCTTCCTTTGACCGATACGGACGGCTGTGGGCCGCACCGGGGAAAAACGGGAAAACGTTTGAAATTTTGGACTCATCGAACATTTTGTCGGTTGTTAAACGGGAAGATCACTACGGTGTTCTGTCTGAAATACTGGTTATTGACAAAACGCGCGGTCAGTCTTACAGCGTGCGCAATGAGGAGTGGATCGCCCGGGGCGGCCAATGCCGCCGGGTGCTGTATACGCCGGGACAGAGTACCTGGGCGAAAATGCGGTACACCGGGGAATATCAGATCGCGCAGTCGAAAGCGGATGAGATTGGCGTGGAAGTGACGTTGGCGGGAGGCTTTTTGGCGTTTCCCGGGGATGTGGCCACGCTGAAGCTGACGCAGACTGGGCTGACGGGGACTTATCGCGTGGCGGAGGCGCAGACCAGGGCGGACGCAAGCGGGGAGTTCATTACGCTGACGCTGCGGGAGCAGTGAGGCAGAGGGAAAGGAATGGAAGATTATGTGGTTATCAAGTAAGACGCGGCCCACGGCGGCCACATCCGGGTCTGACCTGGGAGTGACATCCATTTCCGGAGGAAGCGCCGGCGTGGTCACCAAGGGAGAGGTGCGGCAGCTGCCGGTTTACGGACCGGGGGGCTATTCCTGGCAGCCCGCTACCGGGGAGACGGTGCTGGTCATCAAGGGTGGAACCGGGGGCGAGGAGTCCTGTGTGGTGGGAGTAAAGCAGGGGAAGGCACCCAGTGGACTTCTGCCTGGCGAGGTGTACATTCACGCAAAGGGCGGCAGTGTGTACCTGAAAAACAACGGAACGGTGGAGGTTCAGGGAAACAGCATCGTATTGAAGGGGCGGGTCGACGTGAGCGGATCGCTGTATATCAACGGTGTACTGTGTCAGCCCAGCACCGGCGGCTAAGGAGGAATTGGCGTGGCGGAACTGAAGATCAGGGATGGGGATTACGTCTCTGTCGGCGTAGGCGGCGCGGTCCGGGTAAAGGGACGGGACGAGCTGCTGCAAAGAGTGCTGTTCAAGCTGACAGCCAGACGAAGCGGATTCCTGTTTCTGGAAAACCTGGGGAGCACGCTGTATGCACTGGGCGGCGTAGCCGCGTCCCAACGGCAGGGCGCGGCAAAAGCGGCCGTGGTGCAGGCGCTGGCGGCTGAGAAAAATTTGCAGGCGGAGCAGGTGGAATTAAACGGGGACCAGCTGACGGTGCAGTTGAACTACGAGGGAGAGGAGCTGAATCTGCAGCTGACGGTGCAGTGACAGGGGTGAAGACATGAGAACAACGGAGGAAATCTATCGGGAGCTGCTGGCGGCGTTTCAGGAACGGTCCGGATACGGCGCGGAGGACTCCTGCGATCTGGCGGTACGGCTATACGCCGTGGCGGCGCAGGTGCAGGCGCTGGAATGTCAGGCGGACTGGGTACTGGATCAGAGTTTTCCCCAGACGGCGCAGGGTATTTACCTGGACGATCATGCGGCCATGCGGGGCATTGTCCGGCAGGAGGCGGCAAAGGCGGTGGGAACGCTGCGGTTTTCTGTAACGGACGCGCCGGTGGGCGATCTCAGTATCCCGCAGGGAAGCGTGTGCATGACGGAGAGCGGGGTCCGGTTCCAAACGACTCAGGCCGCCGTGCTGTCGGCGGGAGAGCTGACGGTGGACGTACCGGCGAAGGCGCTGGAGGGCGGAAGCGGCGGCAATGCCGCGGCAAACAGTGTGACGGTGCTGACGGCGTGCCCGGTGGGAATCACCGGGTGTACAAACCCGGCGGCGTTCACAGGCGGGACCGACGCCGAAGGGGACGACACGCTGCGGGCGCGGGTGCTGGCGAGCTTTCAGCGGCTGCCCAACGGAGCCAATGCCGCGTTTTACGAGGAACAGGCGCTGCGGCACGAGGGCGTCGTGGCGGCGGCGGCCGTAGGCCGGGCCCGGGGTATCGGCACAGTGGATGTGTATATTGCCACGGCGGCGGGAGCGCCGGACGACACGTTGCTTAAGGAAGTGGAGACGGACCTGCAGGCGAAACGGGAGATCGCGGTAGATGTGCAGGTGCGCTCTCCCGCGCAAAGCAGCGTGAATGTGGCGGTGGAGCTGGATGTGGGAGAAAACGGGGATTTTGCTGCGGTGAAGAGAGCGGTGGAGTCCGCCGTCGCCGGGTGGTTTACGGGAAAACTGCTTGGGAATCCGGTCCTGCTGGCGGAACTTGCGCAGCTGATCTACACGGTGAACGGCGTAAAAAATTATCATATCCTGTCACCAGCCGCAGACACGGCGGGGAACAGCACAATTCTTCCCACCCTGGGGACGCTGACGGTAACGGAGATGGAGGCGTGACATGGCGGAATACGAGGCGCATTTAAAAAATCTGCTGGCACCGCTGGGAATCTACGATCTCAGAGACGGAACGCTGAGCGAGAGCGCACTGTTTGCCGCCGCCGTGGGACTGGACGGCGTTTCCGACAAACTGGAGTACGCGGAGAGGGAGGCGCTGACCGTCACCGCGGAAAGCGAAGGGCTGCAAAGGCGAGAGGCGCTGTTCGCAAAATGCCCGGCGGCCAACACGGTCTATCTCCGGCGCAGCGCCATCGTGGCACTTCTTCAGATCGACGCGGACAGCTTTTCGCTGGACAGTATTAACCGCACCATCAGCGGCTGCGGCATAAAAGCTTTGGCACAGGAGATGGGCGGAGGAAAAATCCGCATCATCTTTCCGGAGGTGGCTGGAATTCCAGAGAAATTTCAGCAGATTCAAAAAATCGTACTGGACATTATACCCTGCCATTTGCTGACGGAGTTCTACTTTAGGTACATGCTCTGGTCGGAGTGTGAGAGTCATGGCTGGACATGGGCAGAGGTTGAGTCGGGAGAGCATACCTGGTACAGCTTCCAGTTGGCGGTGTGATATGGAACAGGAATGGAGCGGGCAGATCACGGCGCTGGAGGAGCGGGTGTCCTCTAATATCCGGCGAATTGGCGCGCTGGAGCAGGCCCAGGAAACCTTGCGGCGGTTGGCCACGGCAGTGGAAGTACTGGCGACGAAACAGGAGATCGTAGCGGGCAGTGTGGCAAAGCTGGATGAAAAAATAGACGTGCTGGAACAGCGGCCCGGAAAGCGATGGGAGGGTTTGGTGGACAAAATTCTGCTGGTGCTGGCGGGGGCGTTTGCTAGCTTCCTGCTGACGCGGGGCGGCGGCGTATGAAAAAGAAATGTACGGTATCCAAGGCCATCGCCCTTGGGATCCTGACGGTGGACGCAAGCTGTACCTATATCGTGCTGTATTTCTGCTATATGTCTATCTGCCGGCAGTTTGCCGGAACGCTGCCGTATCTCACCACGTTGATCGGCGCGCTTCAGGCGTCCACGGCGGTGGTGCTGACGGCATATTTCGGAAAGAGTCGGGCGGAGAACACACGGGGCGGTATCACTTATGACGCCGCGCTTGGCGGCGACGAGAGCTGTTGAGAGGAGATATATTATGAAGGAAGTATTGCGGAAGCTGAGTTCTCGAAAGCTGTGGGCGGCCGTGGTCGGAATGGCGACGGGCCTTGCCATGGTGTTTGGACTTGACGAAAGCATGATCACCACCACGGCAGGCGCGGTGGTGTCTCTGGCTTCCGTGGTGACGTATATCATCACAGAGGGGAAGGTGGATGCGGAAAGCATCAAAAACGCAGTCAAGGCAGTTCAGAACGCGGCGGACATGCTGAGGGAAACAAACGGGAGATGACAGGGGCGAAAAAGCTACTGAGCGTTGCGCGGATAGAACTGGGAACAAAGGAATTGCCTGCCGGAAGCAACTGTGTAAAGTACAACGCGGCGTACTATGGGCGAGAAGTGTCGGGGGACAGCTATCCGTGGTGCTGCGTATTTTTGTGGTGGTGCTTTCAGAAGGCGGGGCTTGGCCGACTGTTCTACGACGGGGAAAGAACCGCCTCCTGCGGGGTTCTGGCCGACTGGGCAAAGCAAATCGGACGGTTTGCAACAAAAGACTATCAGATTGGTGATCTGGTGTTTTTGCGATTTTCCGGAACCGCAATCCAGCATATCGGAGTGGTGGAGCAGATAAACGCAGACGGAAATCTGATCACGATTGAGGGAAATACCGGAGCAAGCAGCGATGCCAACGGCGGCGAGGTACAGAGGCGGACGCGGGCGCTGCGGTATGCGGCGGGGGCGTTTCGCCCGGAGTATGAGGAGGACAACGTGACGCAGGAAAATTTCAACGCCATGATGGAGGTTTGGCTTCAAAAGCGGACGGAGCTGCCGCCCGGCGACTTCTCGGCTCAGGCCCGGTCCTGGGCCGAGGGGAACGGGATTATCCAAGGGAATACCAACGGGACCTTTCAGTATAAAAGTTGGTGTACCCGGGAACAGATGCTGGTGTTTCTGCACCGGTTTCTGGAGACAATTAAAAAGTAAACATTAAAAAAACCGTCCGCCGCCTGTTTTACTGGCGGCGGACGGTTTGGTGCGTTCAAAGCTTTTTGCCCGCATTCAGGACGTCGTGAATCAATTGGCGGATATGGGCAGCCTGCTCATCGGTAAGACCAGAGGCATCAATCAGAATATCGGGCTGCCGACCCAGAAGCGTGTCGGTGGAGACGGCAAAAAAATCCGCCAGCTTTTCCAACAGCTCCACAGAGGGCTGAATATTATTGTTTTCCCAGTTGGAAATGCTCTGCTTGGAAACGCCCAGCCGTTCGGCCAGACGTGCCTGCGTGATACCATTTGCCAGCCTTAACCGGCGGATTTCGTCGCACAGCAT